TACATCTTTTACTCCATGCAATTGTTCTATAAGTCTAGCAAACTTAAATATCTTGTCAATAGTTATTACTTGACTACCGTATCCAAATGCTTCTTTATATACCTTTATAATTTCTTCTTGGGTAAGTGGTTTAGAGTCCACCATGTGCCTCCGTTAGTTTCTTACTATCGTACTTAGATAACCCTTTATACTCCTCTACAGGTTCACCAGGAATTAATGGTGTTATCTTAATATGATGTGTTGTATTCTTTAAATCGTTTAAATATGAGAGTTGGTTAGGATGAAATGACCATAAGTAAGACTTCTTCAGGTCACCAGACTTAACATCAAACTCTTCATAAAGCCATGCTACAGGTTCTTTTTTAGCCATTAGTAAAATACCATCCTTCCAATTTTTTTGTTTGGTTTCTTATCCCAGATATATCTCATATCTACACTATCGTCATGGAAGTATAAACTATTCCCTACAGGATTTGCATGCTTTTTAAAGAATAATGTATCTATTACAAGTAACTTAGTCTTTAATAGTGCTTCTTGGTCTATATTCTTTTCATTAGCTTTCATCATGTTTTCTATGCCAATAAACTGTCCTCTAGCATAAACTACTTCACACACATCACGACCAAATCGTTTAGACCTAACTCTATTCATAATGACATTAATAACCCCTAGCTTTTCTTCTAGTGATTGCATGTTGACTTCTGTATAAACAGCAGTCGCAATGCAGTGTACATCATGTTCTGAAATATGTATATCCATTATCTACCTTTAATGATTATCTGGTGTCTACCAAATCCACACAAGCGTATAATTCCATTATATTGTGCAATTAAGCATAATATATTACTTAAGGATAAATACCATGTGGACAACTCCAGCAGCTACAGAAATGCGTTTTGGCTTTGAAGTAACTATGTACGTAATGAACAAATAGTTATAAGCAATTGGGGATGCTCCTAGAAAGGAACATCCTCATCTGCACCTTCAACAGCAGGTTTAAGTCTTTCATCTGTAGCTACCATTGCTACAGCACCAGCAATAAATTTACCATTAGGACCTTCTTTAACCCAACCTGATAAAGTAAATTCAATACCATCTACATTTAACTTTCCTCTATAATCTGGTCGTTTAGGATTATCCCCCTTGTCGTTCTTGTTTAACGTAAACGTGTTTGTTTTGTCATACTCAGCCATATACTACTCCTTTAGTTTAATAATTGTTTGTTCTACTTCGTCTAAAAACTTAATCACTTCTGTTTCTAATTCTCCTATGTAAGTATCATCTCTGTCAACCCTAGCTACAAATAACTGTAACTCCATAGGGAAGTTAGGATTGTAACTTACAAAGTCTACCCACTTAGCACCGGTGCAAGCTAACTGCCATTGCATCTGTGGAATGTATTTACTAGGAACTGACTTACTCATAAGCGTATTGGTATGGGTAGTTTCTATAGGACATTTAATCTCTATAAGACCTGCATACTTACCCTCTTCTTCTGCATTTACAGCTCCGTCTGGACTAGCACCACTATTCTTAATAATAGGATGGTCAAAGAAACCTACCTCTGTTACAGATGTGCCTCTAGTTTGCATATAAAGCTCCCTAGCAGCACTTTCTCTTTCAATCCCATCTAACATAGCCTGATTAACAAAACTATCGCCTTTCTTGCCTGTAAGACGTTCTGATACTAATTGGACAAGGTAGTTTTGACGAGATGTAGATACGCCTGTTTTAGTCTTGGCGATAACATCCGATATTCTGGATGCTGTCACCTTGCCTAATCTTTGCTGAAACCACTCTTCTGTGCGTTGTTCAATCATAGAAAGTCCTTGCTAGATACTGCCTTTAGAGCTGGTTGTTCTGACTCTGGAATATCCTCACCGCTATAGATATATAAGCCAATACCATGTAATGCAATAGCTTTAGCTAAACAACGCTGCATAGCTGTATTAACTGCCATAGCATCTGGGTTAGGGATAGCTTGATTTCTAAAGTTAAGCACAGGTAATTGTGCAGTCATAGACTTACCAAACGCATGGACTGTGCAAAATACCATGAGTGTTTCACCAAACTGTTTAGGTTCACCATATCCCCATGAAGCAGTTGGGTCTTGCTGTAGAAGAGTATCCACAGCCCAAGCCCATGATAGATATGATAGACCGTTCTTTTTCTCAATGTGGTCTGATACATTAATCTTGCGTAGTTCGTTATAGTTCATCTTTCTCTCCTGTTGTTGTAATTCTTGTTGATGTTGTTCCATCATTACTTGGTCGTAGTGTTGTTGCTGTGACATTTGCTCTCTCCCATTTGTCGTTATCTAATTTAAGTTCGTCATTCAATCGTTTAAGAATATCTGCTATCTGTTCTAAACCATTCGCCATATTATATACCCCCAAAATACAAAAAGGAATAGCCATATGTATTTATTCATATTGCATCCACTTCAATTAAACTTGATTTAACATCTAAAAATCCTTTGTAACTTATCATAACTTCTTTACGACCTTTTCTTAATATGTCGTAGTCTTCCCATATTTCAGATGCTTTAAAGCCTTGAACTAAATAATAAGCTCTTGCTTCTGCAATACATGCCCATGACTTGATGTGAATTTGTTTATATGGTGAATTCATATTGCACCTGCTAACTTACCCATGATTTGTAAGCAAAGCCATACATAAGCCCAAAATAATACTGATAATACTATCATTGTTGAAATTTTCATAATATTTTCCTTAAGCTAGTTCAGTAATAAGAAATGAATTTGGATAGTCTTTTTTATGCACTTCAATCCAAAGTTCTGCATGAGTTAAACAGTCAAAGTTATCTGCAACAACTTTATCATTATTATTAGAGTCAATAACAATGTAGTCAAATTGTTGGTATTTATTGTCATAAAGCATTTTTCTCTCCTAAAGTTAAATACTACAACGCCTATATTAATGACCTAAAATACATTGTCAAGCATTTTCTAACAAATAATTAGTTTACAACTAGAATTAGTTATGTTAATCTTTTTTGGCATTATTAACCAAAGGAGAGTATATGTACAAGATTAAGAACTGGGAGAAGTTTAATCTCTATAAGCCAAAGAACCCAAGATACCAAAAAAAGATGACATGGTTTAAGTTTTATGGTACGGATTACATAAATAACATAGATATACATAAGCTATCTTTTGAACAAAAAGCTGTTTTAGTAGAGTTGTGGTGTCTTGGTTCTGAAAGTGACGGAGTGTTACCAGAGTTGTTTGAAATAGCTTTTAGACTTCATTATCCTATTGATTTTGTTGATAAAATAACAAAAGAACTATTTGCTAGAGGATTGCTAGTAGAAAACTACGAGCCTGTTAGGATAGAGAAGAGAAGAGAAGAGAAGATAAGAGAAGATATATATGTCGTTAAAACGACCCATAGGTTTGAAGAATTTTGGGAAAGCTATCCTAATGTTCGTAAGGTCAATAAGAAAACTTGTTTAGAAAGATGGGCAAATAAAAATCTTGACGGTATAGCAGATGAAGTGATAGGGTATGTAAAACGTATGAAAGATACTCAATCATGGAAAGATGGCTTCTCACCAGCTCCACTTACTTTACTTAACCAGGAGAGATGGAATGATGGTGATGTGCAACAAGTTCGTAAAGTTTGGGAAGGTGGAATATGAATTTAGGTGAAGTCATTGATAATCTCACAGTAAGCCAAGCAACGGTTCAAGAGTTTTACAATGATGGATATGCTCATGCAGAATTCAAAGTAAAGTCAAGTGATGTATTTGAGTCTGACTTGCATAAATACTTTACAGAAGATATTTTTGCTGGTAGGTCATTGGGTTGGATAAAGACTGAAGAAAAATTTAGAGTTCGCCAAGGGGAATTAATTTTGGCAACCGGACCCAGCGGACATGGCAAATCTATGTGGCTATCTCAAGTTGTATTATCTCTAATGAAACAAGACACAAAATGTTTAATTGCGAGTCTTGAGATGAAACCTGTTCTCACTCTTAGTCGCATGTTAATTCAGACATTAGGTTCACCAGAGCCTACACCTGAGTATATTTCTGCGTGGGTTAATCGGGCTAAAGATAAATTATTTATTTACGACCAGTTGGGGGTTACAACATCTCAAGACATGTTTAGTACTTTGCACTACGGAAAACACGTTCTCCAATGTGAGGTCTTTATAATAGATAGCTTAATGAAAATGAGTGATATTAGTGAGGAGTCGTTAGAGAACCAAAAATTATTTGTAGATAGGCTATGTACGATATGTCGTGATTTAAACATTACCGTTTTTTTAGTGGCACATACAAGAAAATTAAAATCAGAAGAAGATATCCCTGATGCAACAAGCATCATGGGCAGCAGCCACATTCGTAACCTCGCAGATGCGATATTATGTATTTGGCGGAACAGAACTAAAGAGAGACTTAGGGAAGAAGGTAAAACATCTGAAGAAGATTTGCGTATAATTCCTGATGCAAAATGTATAGTCCAAAAACAAAGGAACGCCCAGTTTGAAGGGAGCTTTAATTTTTGGTATAATCCTAAATCATTAACTTACCAGGAGAGCCCACCTAAATGACCATAAATGATTTTATAAAAGAATGTAAGAAATTGTTTGGAGATGATATAGAATATAAAGCAACTTCTAAAGACGGACAAGTATTTAAAACGAAAGGATGGAGAGATGATAAAGTGGGCACTAACCAAAGACAACTTACCCCAGCTTATAGAGAAACTAAAAACTCTTGACTTTACTAAACGCTGGCGTGTAACAGTAACAGACGCTAAACTTAACCGTAGCTTAGAACAAAACGAAAGACTATGGGAACTGTATTCAAGCATAGGAAACCATTTAGGTATTGAGAAAGATAAGATACACGAACTTATGGGATATAAATTCTTACGCTATCAAACTGAAATAGCAGGTATGCCTGTAGAACTTATAAAGTCAACAACTAAACTAACCACAAGTGAGATGACAGAATACCAACAACAGATAGAGGTATGGGGTCAGACTATGGGTTGGGGTTGGGATTATTAGTGGATGAAGATTTAGGTAGTGTAAGATTAGCAACATTAGAAGACCTGCCTTATGTTATTAGTTTAAGTAAAAAAGAAAGTAGCTCATTAGGGTTCATTCCTAAAATGGCTTATGAAGCAGCAATAACAGGCATTAAAACTGGTGATAGATGGAGTAATGTTTGTAACGATAAATTGTTTATAATAGAATGTAATAAAGATTTAGTAGGGTTTTGTTTGTGTAGTTTTGGATTGCCGCATGCAAATATGAGAATAGGTCGTATAGCTCAAATATGTATTCAAACAGACGCAAGAAAATTATTAAGAGGTAAATTATTGCTTGACCATGTTATTAGTTATGGTGAAACAAAGTTTACTTTTAGATGGCAATGCGGTTGTGCAGATGATTTAGAAAGTAATGTTTTTTGGAAAGCAATGGGTTGGGTTCATATTGCAGATAGACAAGGTATATCACATAAAAATACATGGAAACAAACAAGCAAGAGAAAAGTTAATGTTTATAGATTTGACAAAATGGATTTTTTACTAGTATGAATTATCGTAACCCTAAACTACTTAAACTAGCAGATGGAGCACCATGTATGATGTGTTCTATTCAAGACGGAACAGTAGTATCTGCACACTCTAATCAATTACGTGATGGCAAAGGAACAGGTATAAAAGGACACGATTATCGTATAGCGTTCCTATGTCACCAATGCCACCACATGATAGATAATGATAAGATGTTAGATAAACATGATAGAATAGCAGCATGGGAAGAAGCACATAGAAAAACTATAGGATGGTTATTTACTAACGGACATTTGGGGGTAAAATAAATGGGTAAAGGTTCTGGAAGAAGACCATTGTTAATTTCTGAACAAGAAGCACAAGACAACTGGGACAAGATATTTAAAAAGGAAAAGAATAGTCCTGACATATCACCACATGCTTATGAATACGAACTCAATAAGTCCACCGGTAATGTAGAGAAAAGATTTATAGAAGGAATATCTAAACCTAACGAAAGTCAATTTGATGGCAACTAGCCCAACGCAGTTAAGTCTTAAAAAATTACGAGAAGAAGGATACACAGTAGCAGTAGTAGAACATTGGAATAGTTTTGCAAGGATAAGACAAGATTTGTTTGGCTTTATAGACTTACTAGCTTTAAAGGGTAAAGAAGTATTAGCAGTACAAACAACTACAGCAGGTAATATGTCAGCTAGAGTAAAGAAAATAGGTGACCATGAAAACGTAGGACATGTTCGTGAAGCTGGTTGGACTATTCATGTGCATGGTTGGCATCAAGACGATAAGAAGAAGTGGCATTGTAAAATTAAGGATGTATCGTGAATACCAGGGATAAAATACTAGCTTACCTTACAGAGCCTAAAGCTATAAAAAATATAGCAGCACATGTAGATGGCAATTATAATACTATTAAAAACTTGCTTGTCACCATGAAGATGGAGGGTCATATACACGCATTCAAAGATAAAGATAATAGACTTATGCACTATTACATTCCACAGCCACATCCATTACAAGGTATATTTGGACACACAGCAAACTTTACAGAAGACCAAATAAAAGGTGTTATTAGTCATAATGCAGATGACGCTAAACATAACCTTCAACAAAGAACCACACAAGAAACATTTGGGCAAAGCGTAGCATATACGCTAACACAATATGATTAGCAAAATTGATTATAGTGTTGTTTTATTGCAAAATGGAGAGCATAAAGAATGGTTATTAAAAAAACATTATGCTAAAAGAACTTGTAGCGTATCTTATGCTTACGGATTAATACATGATAATAAAATTGTTGGTGTATGCACATTTGGATTTCCACCAAACTATAATTACAATGATGGAAAATGTATCTTTCATGAATTTAAAGTAAAAACATTAGAGTTAAATAGATTGGTAATTAATACGAATAATGAAAAGAATTTGTTAAGTTTTTTTGTGGCTAATGCAATAAAATTATTACCCAAACCTTTAGCTATTGTTTCTTATGCAGACCCAAATCAAAATCATCATGGATATATATATCAAGCAACAAATTGGATATATACAGGTGTTAGCACAGGTAAAAAAAGATATACATTTGAAGATGGAAGTACATTTGATATTAGGCGTGGCTTAGATAGCAAAGGTAAAATAATTAAAACAGAAACATTAAAACCAACACACCGCTATATATACTTACATGGAAATAAAATAGATAAAAAAAAGATGTTAAGTGATTTAAAATTAACGATACAACCATATCCAAAAGGTGAGAACAAATACTATGAATGTGATGATATTAATATGAACTATCATAAACAATTGGATATGTTAGCAATATGATTAGTATGGAACGCTTATTGTCTATTCTTGATGATTGGGCTTTGTGGATGAAGTCGGATAATCACAAACTAGGTTATCCATCTAAAAGCATAGGTATGTCTTCAGGAGGCGAGTCAACTTCAGAAGCGTTTGAAGAGATGTGTTCTGCTCAGGATATGAGTAATGTTAGAACCATACACGCTATTGTGCATAGTTTAGAACAAGGACAACAAGACGCTATCTATGCTAAATACTTAGGTGCTAAACCACCATTAGCATTTTACTGGCAATTAGATATGGCAT